GCTCCTCGTGAAGGCCCTGGAAATCTGTGATCGGGAAGGGATAACTATTCGGGATGGGGATTCGTTCCGGGACGCACGAGTCCATGGAGTATATGGGGAAAAGAAAAGCTACGCCACAGCTTACAGCTTACACAAACTTAAACTTGCCAAGGATTTAAATTTCATCAAAGACGGTCGGCTGCTTGCCGAGACAAAATACTTCCAGGAACTCGGTGAGTGGTGGGAGCAGCAGCATGATCTTTGTCGCTGGGGTGGTAGATTCAATGATGCCGGACATTTTTCTATAACACATGATGGTAAGGCTTAAAATGACATCAATTGAAATAGTTCAAGAGTTACTTAATATGGAAGTATTAATGTCTGAAAAAGATGCTGCTAATATAATTATAGCTTCAAGAGTTGATGCAGTAGTTAAACGTAAAACTCTTGAGGATGTTATTAAGTATCTTAAAGCACATGAACTAGAGGACAGATAAGATGGTATATAAACCTGGTGATTATTTAGCAATATGTGATAGATGTGGATTTCAGAGATATGCTTCTGAATGTAGAATGACTTGGGATAAGTTATTTGTTTGTGCTGATACTTGCTGGGAAGAAAAGCATCCACATTATAGTGATCCGAAACCATTGGGTGAGAAACAAAGTGTACCCGTTTATAGACCTGAACCTGAAGAAAATTTTATAACTGAGCCAATAACTCAAGATGATTTATAAGGAAAATTATGGCTACTTTTGAATCTTTAATAGCTAGGGCTAATGTTCTTGTTGATGATGATTCTATTTTAGATTCATTAGGAGATTTTATTAACCAAGGAGTTTCTGAAATTGCTGGAGGTATGCCTTCATTATTAGATGGAATTGAAAATCCTATACCAAATACATTAACACCACCATTGCCTGAATTATTTACTATTGGTACTGTAAATACTGCTACTGATGCTGCTTTTGTAAGTATGCCAATTAATTTTCATCGTAATCTTCAGCTTGTAGTTTCTTCTACTGGAAGTGAAATTGATATTGCAGATTCGTTGATTGAATTTACAGAAACCTATCCGCTATTGAATAAGTCAGGAAAAGTATCTGAAGTTGCTGAGCATGGTAATAAGTTATATTATCAAGGAATTCCAACAAATAGTGAAACATTAACACTTCATTATTATAGAAAACCTATTGATATGGTTAATGATACTGATGTTCCTGATGGTATTCCTGAGCATTTACAGATAAGTCTTTTGGTAAATTTTGCTGCTTGGATAGCTTATAAACAACTTGAAGATGGTATAGAAGGTGAGACACCCAATACTATTAAGTATAAGAATCTTTTTCTTGAGGCTTTGAGAACATTTGAATTAACTATTCCATCATATACTCGTGGATTAATGCTTAGGTAAAATATTTATTATGACTGAATCAATTATATTTAAAGGTGCTTTAGGAATCAATAATAAGATAGATCCGATAAGACATGCATATAATCCTGATACTGGAGTAGGATTTTTACAAGAAGCAATTAATTGTGATATTGATGATTCTGGAATGATATCTAGGCGTAGTGGACAGATAGAATTATCAAATGTCCCTTCACACTCAGTGTTTTGTGATGGTGGTGATTGCTTTGTAGTTCAAGATAGAACTACTGATGCTGCTCTTTATCAAGTTGGTACAGATTTTTCTTTAACTGGCATTAGATCTGGACTTATAAAAGGTTATAGAGTTTCATTCTGTTTAGTAGGAGATAAAACATTTTATACAAACACAGTTCAAAATGGTGTAATTACTAATGGAATATCAAGTGCATGGCCTGTAGGTACTTATCATGGGCCAGATACATTTAATGATTATTCCCCTGTTCCTGTTGGTAGTCATATAGCATATCATCAAGGTAGAATATGGGTATCAGTTGATGATGTTATTTATTGTTCAGAACCTTTTAATCCTGGATTATTTAGATTGGCAAAATGTTTTTTTCAGTTTAAAACAAATGTCAAAATGATTCGGCCAGTAGCAGGTGGCGTGTGGATTTCGGATTCTGAAAAAATTGGATTTATAAGTAGTGCTGAAAGTTGGGATGCACAAAAGTATATCAAAAAATTCTCCTCACCAGCTCATGAGTGGTCAGATAATCAAAGATTGGTAGATTTAAGTAATACAAAATGGCAAATATCAGGTCTTTCAGCAGTATGGTCAAGTGATAAAGGTATATGTATAGGAACGTCTGATGGGCAATTGATTAATGTGACAGAAGAAAATCTTGTTTATTCAACTGGTGCGAATGGCGCAACTATTGTTGATGAGCATAATGTTATTAATTCAGTTTATTAAGGAAATTATATTATGGCAGAAAGATTAAGTACAGGTTTTGTTAATGCTATTAATGTTACTGGTAGTGTTAAGACTATTATGGCAAATAGTGTAATTCATGTTTATTCTGGTACACAACCAACAACAGCAGATGCTGCTGAAACTGGGACATTGTTGATGATTTATACTTTAGCAAGTGGTGCCTTTGTTCCTGGAGTAGCTACAAATGGTCTGAACATGGGAACTTCTACTGATGGAGTTTTAGTTAAAGCAGTTGAAGAAGTATGGAGTGGTATAGGTCTTGCAGCGGCTAGTACTGGTACTGCTGCTGGATGGTTTAGATGGTATGCTAATGATGTGATAACTGGAGCGAGTACTACAGCTATTCGTATTGATGGTGCAATTGGTTCATCAAGTTCTTATGAACTTCAGATGACTAATACAGTTATTGCTGAGGATGGGCCGAGTACTATATCTACTTTTAATTATACTTCACCTAAACAATAAGAGGTAAAAATATGGCTCTTGTATTAACAGATTTGGGTGCCGATGAAATACTTAAGACTTACTTCAATAACACTCATCCAGCAGGCGGAAATAATTTAACTCTTAGACTTTTTGTGACAAATGTTACTCCAGCTCAAACAGGAGTTACTTATGTTGAGGCAACTGGTGGAGGTTATGCAGCAATCACTTTGACAAATGGTTCTTGGACGATTACTCCAGCTAATGATCCAAGTGATGCAGTTTATGTTCAACAGACTTTTACTTTTACCGGACCATTAACAACTAATGGAACTGTATATGGCTATTATATAACTGATGCAGATGATACAATTATTTATGCAGAGGCCATTACTCCATTTGAACCTTTATCTAATGGTGATAATATAAAGATTACTCCAAAATTTCAACTGAGTTCTGGAACTCCAGCGTAAATGAGTATTACTGCTAAGTCTGTCATATTTGATATAGCGGATAATTATTTATTCAGTTCTCACTATATAAATTTACGGTCAGTAGAGTTTTGGCTTAATGGATCTAAAATAGCTATTACTTCTGGCTATACAGCTTATGCTACAACGATTGCTGGTGGTACTACCTTACCTGCCTATTTATTTAATACTTCTTTATCAAAAATAAATGGGTCAAGTGGTACTCAATGGCAGTCCGCATATATTCCTATTACTGGACAATATCAACGAGTAATTGTTGTTTTTGACACTCCATTACTTTTTGATCAAATAGTAGTTAATAATGGTCATTATTATGGAACAATTCTTGAACATAATGCAAAGAATGTAGTTATAACTACATCTACAGATACAATAACTAGTACAGTTTATAATGATACTATTACAAATGCTACAGTAATTTTTGATGGTGTATTTGATCAACACGTAGCTGCTAATGTTGAAGATGATCAAATCCTTGCATTAACATTACCTCCTATTTTTATTGGTTTTGGTGGTGCTATTGCTGGTAGTTCAGCTGAAGTACATAATAGTTATTATGCATATACTGGTATTGGTGGATCTGTAGTTAGTGGTAATGCTATTGAAGTACATACTCTTCGTGCTTTTATTGTTGGAAGTGGTGGAGTTGTTATCGGGGGATTAGCCACAGTAGTTGCTACAAATATACAAACAGTTTCAATTATTGGAGAATTTGGAGCAATTGCTGGTGGCACCTCGGTAATTTTTTCCTCTTGGATGGGATCGTATATTCAATTTGTACCTGAACTTTCAGGCATA